CGGCTGCAACTTCAACGGCGGCGCAGGCAACGACATTCCGGGAGTGATGTCGTTCCTCGTTGGCGGAACCGCAGCGTCGGATAGTGACGCCGTGTGGATTTCGACGCGAGGACCAGGCTACGACTCAACGATAAGCAAGCCAAGCCGTAAGACAGGCATCGCTGCCTCGACCGCGCTAGTGGCTCGGTACAAGTCACCTGCCTCTGCGGGGATGATCTTTGGCCAACGCTTTATGCGTGTAACCCCAATCCGAGTGAGCGCCTAATGACCACCCTCACTGACACCCAAGTAGTGACCGCGAGCGGCGGGCTGGTGGAGTTGGGGTACACGGCTCTCACTACCAGCCCAGCGGTCGGCGGGAGTTGGACGACCATCGCCTCCACCACGGTTGTCGCTGATGGCAGCAAGTTGCTTGTGGAGTTTCAGTCACCGTATGTGTCTGCCGCAGCAAACGCTCGTCTTGTAATCGCCGGGACCAACTACCGGTTCGGTGACTTGGCGGCTGCCGGTCCTTTCCGTCAGTCGCTTGTGGTTACCCCAGCGGCTGGCTCCGTTTCCATTTCTGTTGAGTTCATCACCGCTGGGGGTGGCGCGACCATCAACGGGAGCGGCGGTACATACGGCGCGGGCAGCGCCTTCCTCCGCGTCTCCAAGATCGTCCAGGCGACCCAGTGGCCCGCCGTCACGACCGGCACGATCATCTGCACTTCGACCACGCGGCCCGCGAGTCCGTTTGAGGGGCAGACGATTTATGAGACTGACACTGACTTGGAGCAGCGGTGGACGGGTAGCGCGTGGGTTGTTTCGGGTAGCAACGGCGGTAGTTTTCTAAGCGCGTCCAGCACGACAACCGTTTCTGCTGCTTCAACGATTACCTACACGCAGGCAAGCATCACCCTCACTCCGGGCGTGTGGGAAGTGACGTCCGCGATGACGCTTATCAACGGCACGACGACCGACAGCGCAGCGGTCGCCATCTACAACCAGACCGCCGCTGCGGTCGTGTCAGGCTCATATGGGACGCCTGGCTACACCAGCACAACGTGGGCGGCGGCACTTCAGTCAATGCCGACGAAGATGACCGTTACCTCGAATACCCAGGTCTGTCCTTACGGGAATCGAAACGGTGGATCAACTATCGCTCCCGCTAGTGGCGTCGGCGCGCCTGTGGGGCTTATCACCGCACGAAGGCTTTACGGAGGATGACTCTCCTCCTCCTCCTCACCAGCTCCGGCGGACCCAAGCCCGTATATGCGGCGATCCCGGCGACCTCCGACCTCACCGCAACTGCAGACGACCGCTCCGCCGTCTCCCCCGTCGCGGAGATCAACGTCTTCTCCGGTGGTGCTGCGACGTTCGAGTCCCGCGCGGCCGACCAGGCGGCAGCGGTCATCGCCGCAACGGCGGACCTTGCCGCACTGCTCAGGAACGCTACTGACCGCGCCGCCGAGCAGATCACCGTCCTGTCAGATGTCGTCGCGACGCTCCGCAGCCCGACGCTCCGGATCGACGCGCAGGCAATGGCCGTCGCGAACCTCTCCGCATACGCAACGGTAAAGGTTCCCGTAACCGCATCCGCATTGGTACCTGGCTTCTCCGCCTTCTATATCCGCATCCCGCCCCGCTCGATTGGCGGCGTCGCCACCGCCGCCGCCGGCCGCGCCACCGCCGGTTCCCTCACCGGCTCCGGCCGCGGCGTCACCGGTACCGCAACGTCAGCCTCAGGAAGGTAACCCGAAACCATGTCGACCGACATCGCAGCCCCCAAGCCGCAGGCGTCTCCGCTGGGCCGTCTCTACCGCGGCAAGGGCGAAGCCTCGGGCAACCTCATGAACATGGTCACCCAGGGCCGCGAGCTTGCGAAGACCGAGCGCAGCCGCTGGCAGATGAATCGCTACATGTACCGGGGCGAGCAGTGGATGCGCGCCCGTCCCGGCACTGGCTTCTCCTCCGGCCGCCTCGAGCTGCTTATGGACACCCCGCGGGCCCGCAGGCGCGACACGTTCAACCGCCTGCGGCAGATGACCGACGGCCGCGTCTCGCTACTGACCGCGCAGCGCCCGCCGTATGAGGTCGTCCCGCGTAGCCGCGAGCAGAACTCCATCGACGCCGCCCGCCAGGCCAGCAAGCTCATCGCCGCCAAGTGGGACGACTCCGGCTGGGCCGTCGGCTCCGCGATCCGCGACATGGTGCTGAACGGCGAGATCGACGGCATCTCGTACCTCCACTGTTACTTCGACCCGACGGCCGGCGATGTCACCTACATCCCGTTCTCGGCCGAGACGGGCAAGCCGGTTGAGTCCCGCGAGCAGTTTGAGGCGCTCTCCGAGGAGGACCCCGAGGGCCAGACGCTCTGGCAGTACCGCCCGATGAAGTTGGGCGAGATCGTCTGGCGCGTCGTGCGCCCGGGCGCCATCAGTGTCGACCCTTCGGTCACCAAGTGGAGCGACTGCCGCTGGGTCGTGGAGAGCCGCGTCTTCCCGCGCTCGGTGATCGAGCAGCAGATCGGCAAGAAGATCGATGACATCCTCGAGGAGTCGGCCCAGATGGGCCAGTCGGGCTCCTCCGGCGGATCGTTCAACCGCGCCGATGTCGCCTCCCCGATCAACGTGGAGGACGAAGGTGGCGGTTCCTCGGGACGCATGGTCCCGGGGCGCGATGAGTTCCTGGTGCATGAGGCGTACATCAAGCCGGGCGGCGACTGGCCGCAGGGCGCGCACATCCGCTGGCTGGACCGCGCTCCGAACCTGCCGCTGGTCACCGAGCCGTACATGGAGTACGACCTCCCCTACAAGCCGTTCAACCCGAAGCCCGACGGCGGCCATTGGGTCCGCTGCCGCGGCACGGTCGATGAGCTTCGCCCGATCCAGCAGCGGTTCAACCGCATCCTCTCGCTGCTCCATGAGTGGCTCGAGCGCGTGGCCCGCCCGCCGATGATCGTTCCCATCGGGGCCGTGCGGAACCAGGAAATCTTCAACGACAAGGGCATCATCGAAGTCCACCCCATCGGGGATCCGCACTTCATGCCTGTGTCATCGGAGCCGACCGCGGTCCTTACGCAGCACCTCCAGTGGTGCGTGCAGCAGATGGCCGAGATCGCCAACCAGTCGGATGCGATCCGAGGCTTCAGCCCCGGGCAGGGCGTGGAGTCGGCCATCGGCATCCAGACCCTCGCCCAGAACTCTGAGACGCAGCTTTCCGGTACCGCCGCTCAGGTGGCGAACATCGTGGAGTGGGGGCTCTCGCGCTCGCTCACCCTCGTCGCCAAGCACTACGTCATGCCGCGCCTGGTGTCCTCTGCCGGCGTCGATGACACCTCAGAGCTTCGCGCCTTCGTCGGCTCCCAGATCAAGGGTGCGGAGGACGTCAAGATCACCGCGTCCATCCTCCCGAAGAGCCGCGCGCTTCAGTTCCAGACGCTGATGCAGCTCGCACCTCTGGTCGGGCAGGACATTCGCCCGCATGTGGCCCGGTTCGTGGAGGGCTCCTACGACGAGTTCATCACCGCCGAGACGGCGCAGCGCAACCGCCAGAAGCGGGAGAACTCCGCCCTCGCGGCGCTTGCCACCTTCCCCCAGCGCGATCAGGTCTACAAGGACTTCCTCGGCCTCCAGGCCAAGTACATGGAGGCCGTCCAGATCGCCGCCTCGCAGGGGCAGGATCCGATGCAGGCGCTCGCCGCTGCAGGCATCCAGCCGCCGTCGGTGCTGAACATGCTCCGCGATGCGGGCGTGCAGATCCCGATGGTGGAGGACTACGACGAACACGCCCAGCATCTTCGGACGCTGGACGACTGGCGTCTGTCCGACGGCTACGACGCCGTCCACCCGCTGGTCAAGCAGGCCGCGCGTGAGCATGCCGAGCAGCACAAGAAGCAGATGACCCAGACCCTCATGGGCATCGGCGCGCAGATGCCGATGCCGCAGCCCGGGCAGCAGCAGGGATCGCAGCCCGCACCCAAGGGCCAGCCGTCACCGCCCAAGCAGCAGGGCCAGCCGGCCGGCCAGTCAACGATGCCTATCTCAGGAGCGAACTAGGCGATGTCAAACGAGATCGAAGTGATCACAGGCTTCGAGCAGGGCTTCTCCAAGGAGGTCGCGGCAATCCTTGAGGTCGCTGACCGTGGCCTCCTCTACCCGCGTGAGATCAGGGAGAACCTCGCCAAGGCGGGGATGATCATCTACGAGGAGATCCCCCTTCCCGACGTCGATCCTCCCCGCATGGAGGACGCACCGCACACCGTGAATCCCGACGAGTTCGTGGACTCCGATGACGACAACGAGGAGACGTACTAGTGAGTACCGATTATCACCCGGGATTCGAGGGCGGAGAGCCCGTCCCGCCGCAGCCTGAGGCCGAGGCACAGCCTCAGAACAACCCGTGGGAGCCGTGGCAGCAGGCCGGCTGGCAGCCGGATGAGGTGAACCCGTATGACGTCCGCCAGGCATACGACGGCTGGCAGGCGCTGGGCAACCGCGACACCCGCGACTACATGATGGAGCGCATGCTGCAGGGGAATGAACTCCCCGATGGCATGACCTGGCAGGATGCCAAGGAGGCGATCCAGCAGGCATGGCAGATGCGTCAGGACCCGTTCATGCAGCCGGGGATGGATCCCTACGGTCAGGAGCCCTACGGTCAGCCCGACCACTACGGCTACACCGAGCAGGACTACGCGCAGGCGGCCGCGCAGGGCGTCGACCCGTACCAGCTTCGTAACGCATGGCAGCAGGACATCCGTGGTGAGCTTCAGCAGTTCCAGCAGCAGCTTGAGCAGCAGTACGAGGAGCGCGCTCAGGTTGAGGAGTTCACGCGCTCGATGGACGCGATCAAGGGCCAGTACAACTTGAACGACTCCGATATGTCGTTCATCGCGCCTCGCGCCGCTGAGTACGTCCAGCCGGGCGTTCCGATGTCGCAGGCCATCGACCAGGCGTACAAGGACTTCGATGAGTGGCGCCGCAACGCCCTCGCGTCCATGGCAAGCCAGCAGCAGCAGGTTCCCCAGACCTTCTCGCCCGGGGGCATGGCCGCGTCGCCGGATCAGCCTCCCCGGTCGCTGGCCGAGGCCGCCAACATGATGGAGAATCGCTTCGGTCAGTAGGGTTGCGCTTACGCAGCCCTATCCGTAATATCGCGGGCGAGGCGCTTGCGTCTCACCTCCGGTCAAGGGGTTGGTTGGTGGGGGAAGGGCTCCTTCGGGAGCCCTTCCTATTTTCCCCCGGCGCAATTAGGTATAGTTAAAGCGCACGGCGGTCGGCTCCGGCGGGTGGGCAAAGTTCCCCGGGAGGACGGTGCGGAATACGCGGGACACAAGTCTCGCTTCCCCGTCCTTTCGTTCAAGGAGATACCTAGATGTCGCTTTATTCGGCATCCAGCGCATTCGCCAAGGACATCTGGCTCCCGGGGCTCAACTACGAGCTTCTGAGTGAGCCGGGCACCCTTCTGGGGTGGCTTGGTTCGTACACCGACAGTCGCGTGACTGTCGATGTCGAGGGCCGTCGGTCCTACATCAAGCTCCGCATCGGTGATTCGCTGGGTCAGGCCACCATCGCACAGGGTGGCAACTACCCCGACCCCGGGGACCCGACGTATGACGAGGCCCAGCTCAACCTGGCGCACCTGTCGCACGCTCTGTCGTTCACCATGGAGGAGCTGGCGCTCCTCGAGTCTGCTCAGGCCGCTGCCGTCCCGGTGATGGCTGAGAAGATGACCGCCGCCAAGGAGGCCATGTCCTCCGACATCGAGCGGCAGGCGTGGGGCGATGGCTCCGGCAAGCTCGCCAACGTGGCTTCGGACTCGGGCAGCACTATCACGCTCGACGCCACGACCTCGTCGCAGATCGACCGCGACCGCTTCATCTGGATCGATGACGCGAACCGCGCTCGCTACGACGTCGTCCACGGCACGACTGGCGCCCAGCAGGTGACGGGCTTCACCGTGTCGGACATCAACGAGTCGACCAACGTCCTCACCTGCTCGGCCACGATGACCGCCTCCACCTCGGATGGCGTCGTCGTTCGTAGCGGGACCTGGGCGTCGGGCGGTGCCTTCTACAGCCTGGAGTTCCCGGGCGTGAAGTCGCTGGTCGCGACCGACAACACCTACATGGGCATCGACCGTACCGCTTCCGGTAAGGGGTACTGGCAGGCCATCGTGAACGGCAACTCGGGGACGCTCCGTCCGCTGACCGAAGAGCTGATTCACCAGACCATGAACAAGGTCGCGCGTCGCAGCGGTCGCCACCCGCAGGGTGACTACGCCGCGTTCGCCTCGCCGGGTTCGTGGACCGCTTACCACCAGATCATGACGCCGGGCCTCCGTTACACGGTGGACGGTGCGGCGGACATCGGCTTCGGCCGTCCGCTGGAGATGCTGGGCGTGCCGCTTTACCGCGGCGTCCGTTGCCCGCGCAACTCGATCTACCTGCTGAAGAAGTCGTCGCTGAAGTTCGTGCGCCCCAAGCACACGAAGCCGGGCGACCTCCTCAACTTCGTCAACCTGGGCGGTTCGGAGTTCTTCCTCCAGAACGCGTCCAGCGGTCAGGGCCACGCGGCTGCCGTTGTGGCTTACCTCGACGGGTTCCTCGGCATGATGTCGACCAAGCCTCGCGATCACGCGCTGCTGGGTGACATCTCCGAGGTGGCTTCGGCCTACTAGGAGTCCTGATGGCACTCACCGTCACGATCAACAAGACCGACACCGTCGGTCGCTACCTCAAGGTCAAGACCGGAACGATCACGTTCGACTCCTCGTACCCCACGGGGGGCGAGTCCCTGTCGAAGAGTGACCTCGGCTTCTCGTCCTCGGTGGAGACGTTCGTGGCGTCGCCCAACGGCGGCCTCATCTTCGAGTACGACTTCACCAACTCGAGGCTCGAGGCGTTTTACCCCACTGGTGGTTCGGCCACCCCGGCGTCGCTTGCGGCGCCGGCGGTGACCGTCCCCGCGGGGGCCACGGGCGTGACGTCCAGCGCCGCCCAGCCGAATCTCACCGAGACGGCCGGGATCGCGGCAGAGGTTGGTAACACCACCGACCTCTCGACCATCACCACCTACTTCATCGCTTTCGGTTACTAGATGAAGCTCGCCAGCACTCCCGTCAATGAACTGCTGTTCCCCGACTGGCGTTTCGTGGAGGAGGATCTCCACAACGTGTCCACTCGGGTGCAGGAGTACGACGCGGAGGCCCAACTGGCCCGGGACGATGTCTCGGGCCAGTTGGGTCTGGCGAGGCGTATCTCCAACCCCGACCCGACCGGTACCGGTTCCATCTGGGTGATCGCCAAGCGCCTGATGGACTCTGAAGACGAGCCCCTTGTGGGCGAGCCCGATGCGCGTGTGCTGGAGCAGCAGCGGGCCTCGGATGCGTTCCGCATCCAGAACATGGCGGCGTGGCACCGCACCCAGGAGAAGGTCTGGGAGGCGAATGAGCGCCGCCGCATCCAGCGCGAGATTGAGAAGAACATGGCGAACGCCGAGGAGTTCGTCTGGACGGCACGCCGGAAGGACTTGCACCAGGCGGCCCCCATCACCGTTGCTAAGGACGTCGCGTAGTGGCAAGCGGCGACTTCGCTGACCTCTACACCAAGGCGATCTACGGATCGCGCCGCGACCCCTCTGACTCCTTCGACGTCGCCCGCGCGAAGGACGCCGTCAACGAGGCACTGCAGGCCGTCTCCTTCACGGGCGACCCGTGGAACTGGCTTGAGCGCGAAGGCGAGATCACGCTGCAGGTCGGCGCTGACGTCTACTCCTACGCGACCATTTCGACCGCCCTCGGCGTGACCATGGCGGAGATCCTGTCTCTGGTCATGGACAACCAGGACGGCGGATACCGCCTTGAGTCGATGTCGTGGGACGCCCTCGAGAACGTGACCTACGGAACGCAGGACGACGAGCAGGCGGGCGAGCCGATCTTCTGGGCTGATTGGGATTCCAAGATCCGCCTCTACCCGAAGCCCGACGAGGCGTACACCCTCGGCGTCTTCTACCGGGCGTACCAGTCCGAGCTGGTCAACGACTCCGACACGCCGCTCATGCCCCTTGAGTGGCGCACCCGCCTTGTCGTTCCCTACGCCTGCATGCGTCTGCTCCGACAGGAGGGCGGCGGCGAGGCTGCGTCTGAGGCCGACCGCTACGCGGGCGAGTACCAGAAGGCGTTCAACGACTGCCGCGCGGTTTGCGCGACGATGCACTCGCCTGAGATGCGCCTCGCCTCTCCGTCTTGGCGCAGTCAGATGTGGATGGGTTGACATGAGGCAGATGGTCGTCGCACGACCCTTTGCCGGCGGCTACCGGACCGACGTTCCCGACTACGCGCTCAACCCCAACGAGTGTGCGTACTCGCAGGATCTGATCTACCCCTTCGGCATCGCCCAGCAAAGGTGGGGCTGGTCGTATGACGGGACCACGGCCGACGTCGCGGCGAACCTCGTTGGCGTCAACAGGTCGCGGTACCCAATCCCCGGTCGCACAGTGACAATCACCGCAGACGCCGACGGTGACTTCTGGACCCACAATGCGTCCGCCGCCGGGACACTTGCCTTTAGGGATCGCGCCCCTTCCAGCGCCGTGTGGATTCCGCGCTGCATGTACAACGGTGACGTCATTTTCTGCGCCCAAGACGGCGAGACACCGCTCCTTCGTTACTCGGGATCGCAGATGTCCGCCAGTAGCTACATGGGCTCAGGGAGCTGGACTTTCAGCATCCCCAACGGTTCCTCGACTATCAAAGTCAACACATCGGTTTCGTGGCCTGCTGGCCCAGATCCGGATCCTTTCCCGCCAACGACAGACGTTCCGGCATTCGTGTATGTCGACCGTTGGAACGCGACGACGTTCGGTGCATTTGCTCCCATCCCGAAAGTGAGTTTGCGCGCTCTTGCGACCGCCAACTCCACCATCTCTGGCAACACCTTCATATCCCAACTGACTCTTGAGGCGGTGAGAAACAACCAAGGTTCCGCGACTTATGGGACTCTCGTTTCCTCACTGAAGGTGCTTCCGGTGGGTTTCGCGTGGCCCGGGGTATCCATCAACGACACAGGTTCTGTCGTGAGCCGTGCGAGCGCGGTCTACACCCTTGAGGGCGTGAACCTTTCGGGTATTCCCCTCATCGACAGCAGCAAGGACTACCTGGACGCGCTACTTGTGATCAACCCGACTAACGGGGGCGATCACTACATCACGAACGTCAACTCTTACACGGCGACGACAATCAACGGCGACTACTTCCCGTCGTGGTCGGTGAACAACACCCAGTACCGAATCCTGCGCCGCTTGCCGTTCAAGGACGCGACCGTCCACAAGAACTCGTTGTGGGGTACGGGCGTCAAGCAGTACCCCAACCGTGTCTACGTTGCCCCACCGCTCTGGAACATGGGCATACCGCCGGGTGCAGTTGAGCCGTGGGATCCCATGGACGGGTTCCAAGACATTGACGAGTTCACCCTTACTCCCATCGATGTCCCATCGCGTTACGACACCGACCCGGTTGTCGCCCTCCTTCCCACCCCGGGACCGCTGCTCGTCCTCAAGGGGGCGTCGGTGTACGGGATCTACGGAACCTATCCCAGCTATGAGCAGACGATCCTCACGACGGGCGCCGGGTGTATTGACCTCCGCTCTGCAATATCGGTCGACGGCATCGCCTACTGGGCAGGCCGTGACGGCGTCTTCATGTACACGGGCGGACAGATCGTTCCGATTAGCCGCGGCCGGATTGAGCGCGAGTGGCAGGCGCTCATGCGTGGCTATGTGCAGGGGACCTCGTATGTGTCTGCCGCTGTGGTCGCAGGCCACCTGATCATCTCTGCTGGCGGACTGACCAGCACCGCCACCGGTGAAGCCAAGATCGGGCCCGACTCCTCCAATCCGACGGAGCGCACCTTCATCTACGACCTCGAGGCGAGGCAGTGGACGTCGCGGATGAGCAACGCCCGCATCCGCAACATGGCGTCGGTGCGCGTGCCGGGTGAGGTCGACTCGATCTTCGCCGTGAGCGACGACCGGCAGGGTCGGGTCATCGACCTCACGCCGACGATCACCGGCACCAAGTGTACGAACCGCGCGTCGCAGACACTGGCTGACGCCGACTCCACCGACGCGGCCGGCACGGGCCCGCGCCTGCGGGCGTGGTCGTCGGCATCCCTTGCTCAGGCAAGCGGGATCGAGGGCGAGGCCCGCATGATGGACATGTCGATCCACACGAACCTCTACGACTCCGGCACGCCGGCCACCGCGTCTCTTGCGATCAGCACCGCGCATGGCGAATCGCTGAACCAGGACGCGACGGCGGTCGTGGTTCATTCACCGGTTGCAGGAGACAACACAGACCGCGTCGACCGCAGCAAGCGCCGCATCAACCGGACCGGCCGCCTGCATCAGCTTCGTGTCGACCTTGCGACGACATCCGCAACGACCAAGAAGACGCAGATCCCCGAAGTCACGGCGACTTTCCGTGACAACCGGAGGATGACATGAGTACGCAGTTCTCATGGGGCTTCCCCGAGGACGGTGCGGGCGTCGACGTCATGGCTCCGCAGCCCGAGGCCATGATCCGCGAAGCCTTGCGCGTCGGCGTCAACGCATCGACGTTTCCCCCGATGGAAGCCTCGCCAAACGGTCAAGGTTCCTCGGGGCTTGGCATCCAGAACGTCAAGCGCGGGTACCTCAACCTGGTCGTCCCCTACGACAGCTCCGTCGTCGGGGTGGACTTCCAGACCTCATCCAAGAGTTTCGTTGATGTCAGCGCGGAGCTGACCGGGTCGCTTCTGACCTCGGGACGGCCGGTCATGATCATGATCCGCTGCGGTGAGAATGGGTCACTCGGCGCTAGCGACACCGTCTACTTCAGCGTGCGTATCGACGGTGCCGAGGTAACCGGGAGCCTCGGGCTCGTCTACAAGAAGGCCGGTCCCGTCCCGATGACGACGGGAGTGTGGTTCGCGCAGCCGAGCGCCGGGACCCACACCTACTCCATGGTCTGGAAGGTCGACGCGCTTGCCACGACGACGCCGCTCATGACCCGCTCCTCCCGTCCCTTCCTGACAGTGGTGGAACTGTGAGTACCAACTACTTCAACCCGATCACCTACATACCGCGCGCCCCGACGCAGACGCCGGTTCGGCTGCCGAACCAGACGTCGGTTACGTTGCCAACAGCGAACCCCAACTGGACGACCGTAACGGGCTACTCGCCCATTGGTCCGAACAATCAGGCTGCCGCGCCGAACCAAGGGAACATCGCGTCATTGGCTGCTGGCCTCTACGGATCGGGCACGCCTGGGCAGCCGGGGTACGTCCCGGGCTTGAACGAGCGCGTTGCGACGCAACTCGGTCAGGCGCGCAACAACGCACGCGACGCCCTTCGAGGCTTCGGCGGCGTCTCGTTCCGCGCCGACGACCCGTCGACGCCGAACGTCGATGAGTCACTGATGATGGACTACAGGCCCGACCAGCTCGGCAGGAACGAGCGTCAGGCTGTTCTCAGCGCCCGCGCTCAGGCGAACGCTCGAGGGATGCTTAGTTCTGGGTTCGCTGATCAGATGGTCGGGTCCGCCCTCCAGCGCGTTGGCGAGCAGGCCCGCGCCATCGTGAACCAGTACTCGAACCAGATCAACGAGATCGCCAACCGGAACTTCGATCCGTTGACCGGCCTTGCCGTTCAGACGCTCGGCCAGATCCAGAGCCTGTATGGCGCTGACACGCAGTGGGCTGCAACTCAGGAACTTCAGCGGCCAGCGCCGACGCCGGCTGCTACGCCGCCTGCGTCGGAGCCCGTGTCTGCAACTCCTCCTCCCCCGTCAACTCCCGCCCGCGCATCAGGGTCGACCCTCTGGTCGGGTAGGTCGCAGCCGACGACAACGTGGGCCGATAGCCAGTTCGGCCCCGGCAACTACCGGATCGTGCAGGAGTCGCAAATCGTCAATGGACGTCGCGTCCCCAAGTGGGTAGTGAGGGCTAGGTAGACATGGCACGCCGACGCAGGTACCCCCAGTTCCGCCTTCCCACCGACAACGGGTTCATCCCGCAGGCGAACTTCGACGCCCCTGGTGGCCCGCGCTTGGTGACCCAGCCGCGCCCGGGGCGCGTCGTGCGCGAGCGTATGGACACGCCGGAGTTCGCCCTCCCGAACGTCGGTGGCCTGCGCGTCGTGCGCCGCCGCGTCGGCAACGGGGTCCGTGACCTGGTCATGGATCAGCAGGGGAACGTCCTCCTCAACATTGCGGGCACCGGAGCGCGCCCGACGATCCAGCGGTCCAACACCGGACCCGATGGCCGCGGGCGCCTTGTCGTCAGGCGTCCCGGGGCTGCCCCCGGGGCCGGTGCCGCTCCCACCGGCCCCGGCGCGGGCGGCACGCCGGGCCCTGCCGCTCCGCCCGACCCCTACGCGGACTACAACGACTACCCCTTCATCAAGAACTACTTGAGGGGGATGGACGACACTTACACGGGCTTCCAGAACTACCTCACCAACACCTACAACCCGCAGATCACCGCAGCGTCGCAGGCGCTGACCGCGCAGCGGCTGGCGGCCGGCGGGTCGTACAACAACGCGATCCAGAACTACGCGGGCTCGGCCGGCAACGTCGCCGCTGCGATGACCACGCCGCAGGTGGCGGGCATGACCGGCGGCACGGTCCAGGCTCCGAACCAGAACGCGCTCGGCGCCGCGCAGTCGATGGCAGCGACGGCCACCGCCGCCCGCAACATCGACGCCGGAGCGCGCACCGCGCTCGGCGGGCTCGAGGCCGAGAAGATGGGTCAGTCGTTTCTCGGATCGGCCATGGGCTACGGAGCCGGGCTCCTCAACCAGTACGGCCAGAAGCGCCAGTCCGAGCGGCTGAAGATGGATCAGTGGATCGCGGAGCAGAAGGCCGCCGAGAAGGCCGCGAAGGACAAGATGGATCTGGAGATGCTGAAGCTTGATCAGTCGATGATCAACTCGCTGATCGTCTCTGGGGACCGGGCTGCGGCACGCGCTGTGACCCAGCGCGGTCAGGACATCGCTGCTGCGGATGACGCCGCAGACAATGCCCGCGCCGGCCAGCTGCAGCCAAGCGACCTCTTGCGCGGTTACAGCAAGCTGCCAAAGGGCGCAGGCGCTAAGTGGCGTAAGCCGGGTGCGGTGCAGGATGCGAACGGCGACTGGTGGAACCCGAAGCCGGGCGGTTCGGGTGGCGGTTCTGGCGGCGCTCCGTCTGACTCTGCTCGGGCTGCTCGCATCAATGACTTCAAGAACAAGTGGTCACCGGGTGAGACTGACCCAGCGACGGGTCAGGCGAAGCCCTCTACTTGGGGTAAGACGCCACAGCAAAGGATTTCTGCTGCTGCGGTCTTCATCAAGACGAACATCAGCCTCTTCCCCACCCTCAAGAAGGGTAAGCGCGGCGAGGTCGACAGTTTCTTGATCTTGGCTGGAGTCACTAACAAGAACGTCAGGAACGCGATCATCGACCAGGCGATCCAGTTGGTCGGCCGTGGCTAGCAACCCGCTTGTCGGAGTACTCCAGCGTTCGGGGATTAGCCGACCCGCGCCAAAGGCGCCGCAGAAGCGCAGCCCGCAGAAGCGCACTGACGGCGGTCGCATACTCCTTGTCGATAAGAAGGGCCGCTCTGTTCGCGTTGCTGGACCGCCGGCGCCGGTAAAGCTTCCCGGCGGTGGCTATGCGCGTATCGGGACTCAGGTTATCCGCGTTGACCAGTTGCCGAAGAGACGTACACCGGCACCGAAGAAGACTGTTGCTCCTCGCGTGGAGCGCGGGTCCGTCATCCCATTCGTGTCAGTCGGCGGGCGCCGCATCCCCCTTTGGCAGCCTATCGACGACAGCGGTCGCGAACTCCCGAGGAACATCACTGAGTCAGAGCGCCGCGCAGTCCAGTACGCGCGCATTCGCGCTGGCAATCAGCGTGCTGCGCTCCGTGACCAAGGCAACGTCGTCACCAACTACATCGGTGAGACGGCCAGCAACCTTGCGGGGCAAACGGCCAAGTTCATCGCTGGCGCTCCGGTCGCCATTGCCGCACCGATCATCGGGACCGCCCGTGACCTGTTCACGGCCACGAACCCGGTATCGCTCACCTACGCCAACAAGCAGGAAGGCCGCCAGGCAACCAAGCGACTTGTGACCCGCCCTGCCGACTTCGCGGAGAACGTCGGCCGGCAGACCGTTGACCTTGCGACCAACTTCGTCAAGGACCCGCTCGGGACATTCCGCGAGCGCCCGCTCGAAGTCATCCTTACCTTTATGGGCGGGAAGTCGGTGGTGGGGTCCGCGACGGGTGCCACTTCCCGCACTGTTGGCCGTACCGGACGCCTTGCCCGTGACATCAAGCAGGGCGGCGGCGTCCGTGGCGCCCGCCAGATCAGGCGGAGCCGCCCGACCAAGTTGCCGCCCGGTGCGGAGAAGCGGTTCCGTAGCGCGCTTGAGAGCATTGACGACGACCTGCAGGCGTTCGGTTCGGTATTCGGCAAGCGTGCGTACCGCGCCAGCCAGCGTGCCGCTGACTTCGGCAGCAAGTCAACGCTGCCCGGCGCCCCTCGCTCCCGGGGCACGCGCACCGTAACCCCTGAGGCCATTGAGGTTGACGGCCGCATCGTCCGACCTGCAAAGGACATCGAAGTCCCACTGCGCCCGCGGTCCGCTGACCCGATCACTCGCGCAACCCAGCGCCGGGTCTACGAGCCGATCCGCCGCACCCTTGGCCTTCAGCCCTCCTACCAGTCACTTTCCCGCAAGGACGCTTTGGGCGCGGGATACCAAGTTCTTGAGGACCGCTCCAAGATCGTTGGTGCCGTCGCAGCTCCCTACATCTCCTCGCTTCGCGCGATCAAGGGCACGGGGAAGAAGGACGGCCTGCCAGCGTCTGAGGTTGAACTGGTCAGCGAACTGCGCGACCTTGTCCTTTCTGGCAAGGCGCAGCCTATCCGTGGCAGCCGCCGCTTCGGTCTTGATCGCGAGATTGAGAACGTCAAGCGCACCCTCGCAACCGACGGTTTGTCGCCCAAGGAACGCACGCGCTACGAAGGACGCCTTGAGCGCCTAGAGGCGATCCCCGAAGAGTGGCTTGACCCAGAGACGCGCCCAGCGCGTGTGCAGCGGGTCATCGACACTGCTCGTCCGCTGTATGAGGGTTCGACCGCCATGAAGTTGAGGAGCCGCGTCATCAGCCCCTCGGCTGCACAGTTCGCTGGTGAGCGCCCACTCATCCAGGCGCTGGGCGGAACGTCGGTTATGCGCGCCAAGGCGCAGGCCGCTGGCGACAAGCCCGCCATCAAGGCGATCAATGAGGAGGCGCTCCAGCGGAGTACGCGCTACCAGGCAGCCGCTGCACGCCTTGAGGACATCGACGCCGAGATCGCCGCACGCAAGGCTGCCGGCGTGAAGGTCGGGAAGGATCTCCAGCGCCAGCGCAAGGCTGCGAAGGGCGAGGAGAGGCGGGCCAAGGACTTCGCCAAGAGCAAGATGTATGTGGGCTACGACGAGGATGAAGTGGCCCGCCTTGAGCCCGGAACCTACGTCCCGCAGCGCCCCATGTTCGAGGAGCGGCAGGGTTTTATGCGGACGGTCTTTGGCCGTCGTCCGGTGTCACAGAGCATCGCTGCCCGCGTGTCCTCTGCGCGAATGGCGCCACAGCGGGATAGGTTCAACGCAGGAACCCTCTACGAGCGCGGTGATGTCGGTGCGACCCCGAACCTCCCCATCACCGCGTTTACGGAGGCCACTGACTCTGTGGTCCGCTCGGAGCAGGCTGCGGGGATCATCGACCGGAACGCCCTCAAGGACGCGGAGACGGGCCAGCTCATCACCGGGCGGTCCGCTGAGAAGTTGGTGGAACGCAACCCCAAGGACTTCCAGCTCGTCACTCAGGCCCAGCTCGCCAAGATATCCACCGCGTCGATTGACACCCCCGCGGGTGCGCGCCTAGCTAAGGCAATTGACGAGTCGAACATCCCGGGCGCTGGTCAGAAGTATGTGATTCCGAAGTCTGTCTATGAAGGCTGGGTCACCGCTCTTGGCCCCTCCCCCACGCGCACCGGTCGCGCCGTCGACTACTTGGTGTCTCTTTGGAAGGGCAACGTGCTGGCGCTCAACCCGCGCTGGTACATCATCAACATGGTCGGTATGTGGGGCCAGTTCGCGCTTGGCGCGGGAGCCGACCTGCAGGCGATCTCCATGGCCCGCAACCCGGCACTCCTCACTGCGCTGCCTGGCCGGATCGCGTGGCGCGGCCTTCCTGAGGAGATGGGTGAGTACGCCCGTCGCTCGTCTGGCCTGCCCTCGCGCAACGTGTACCAGCGAATCATCTACAAGGGCTTCGAGATCAATGAGATGTTCGAGTCCGTCCCGCGCAAGGCGATGTTCTGGCACGCGGCAAAGCAGGGGCTGCGCGACGCAAACATCATCGGCCCGGGGCCGGTAAGCGAGGCCCGTCTCGCCGCCGCGTGGCTGGACGTTGCGAAGAGCGCAGCGAAGGGTGACACGGGCGCCAACCAGATCATCGACGAGGCGATACTCGTCACCGAGCGGTTCATGGGCAACTACTCCCGGTACAACGGGTTTGAGAAAGCCGTCATGCGGCGCGTGTTCCCGTTCTACGGATGGATGCGCTCAATCCACCGCTTGGCTTTTGCCCTCCCCTTCAAGCACCCTAAGCGTGCCGCACTCCTCGGGATCGGTTCGATGATGGCTTACGACCTCTATGGACTTGAGGCGAGTGAGTCCGCATACAGCCGTCCCGGTGCGATCATGTGGGGCGGGAACCTGCTGACCAATGTAGGCCCGGCCAACATCTTCGAGTCGGCTCGAGACAGCTCAGATTTCGTTGTCCGCTTCGGCGAGAGGGTCCAGACGGCAGGCAACGACCCGCTTGCATTCGTCGGTCGCACGGCAACGGACCTCATTCGCTTCGGCGCGCAGCAGGCGGGTCCGGTGTTCGGTGAGCTTTACACCGCTGTCAGCGGAGAGACGCCCGCCGGCGTGCCGCTCAGGTTCAGCCCGGGCTCACAGGCGCGCTTTGACACGGGGACCGGGAACGTCATTTCATCCAGTCCGACAACGGGTGGTAACCGTTTCGACCGTCAGGAGACTGACCTCGCTGACCGCGTGATCCGCGCCTTCACACCGCAGGCGCCAACCCTGCGTCGATTCCTCGCAGGCGGAGAGCCCTACGAGGATGCGTCGATGCAGCAGTTGTTCTCCTACTGGTACGGAGGCCGGAAGCCGGAAGAGACTGCTCGCCTGGTAGCGCCCGACCCACGCATCCCATCGTCTGTGCCGCGCGACGCCATGGCCTTCATCACAGGGCTCGCTGGTTTCCCGACGACGCGCGTCGACCGAACGCGCACCCCCGGCGCTCAGGCGTACCGATCGCAGGTCCGGACGGTCCGCGCACGAACGCGGAATAGGAACGCGCTCAAGCGCGGAGAGAATCAGGCGCGTGCCGCCAAGAGGAAGGAAGGGTAGATGTCAGTACCCACACGCGAAGGATTCCGGCGCGCACTGGCCGGCACACCGATGGCACGCGAGGCGGACCGCATCTATGACGTCGCGTCACGCGGAGGGATCAACCCGGCGCTGGTCGTCGGCATCGCTGGTGCCGAGAGCAACTTCGGTCGTCTCGGCTACGCCGTTGGCAAGAACAACCCCTACGGCCTCATGGGGTTCCGCTTCGGCAACTACACCCAAGCAACGCAGAAGCTCGTTGAGACGCTGAATAACAAGGGCCTCGGGTACCGGCAGGCGTATGGCAAGTCGGGGCTCGTAGGGATGATCAACATCTACACCCCTCGAGGCGCGGCCAACGGACCGAACAACGACCCTGACGGCCACACGCGGAACATCATCAACATCGGCCGCAAGAGCGGTGGTGACGCGTCGAAGGCATACATCAGCCCGGGCGCCGTACCGGCCGCTGCGCCTGGTGCGACACCCAGCGGCACCATCGCCGGCGGGCTCAACACAACCAACCTGATGAACCTGATGCGCCAGCAGACCGAGCGCATCAAGGGTGGCGGAGGCTACGACCGCGAGCTGGGGCTCAAGATCCGACAGGCCGTGATCGACGGCATCGGCACTAGGAACATCGGCGGGGGGAACGTGCCTGCCGCTGGACCGAACACGCAGCCGCAGGGCGGCGACATTGCCGTTGGCTCGCTCGGCATCCCCTATGGAGGTGTCGACTCGCGCGGCATCACCAAGGGTGGCGCGGGTGGCAATTGGGGCGGCTCCATGCCGAAGGCTCTCCAGTTCCTGCAGTGGGCGCAGCAGACCGGCTACAAGCCGAACACCGCAGGCCGCTGGCTCTCGCAGAAGCGTTCCCGCCAGAACACAGCATCAGGCGGAGTGTCCGACCATTGGCAGGGAAGCAGCACTGCGTATGGCCTTGATCTCGGAGTCCCGAACGTGGCCGAGGGCGACAAGCTCCTCGGCAACCTGATGCGCTACTTCGGGCAGCCGTCCTACAAGGGCGGCTCTTGGCTCAATATCAACAAGGGCGGCTACCGCTACCAGATCGGATGGCGCACGCCGGGCCACTTCGACCACATCCATGTGGGCGTCAGGAAGCTGTAGTTAGGAATGCGTAACGTCATGCACAAGTGCAAGGATATGAAGCAGTGAACCCCGATCCCTCGCCCGTCAACCACGGCCAGATCCAGTGGCGCGTCGATCAGTTGGAGAACCGCATGGACCGGCTCGAGCAGTCGGACGCGGCGCGCACCGAGATCCTCGCACGCATGGATGAGAGGCAGAACGTCCTGGCAGAGGACGTCAAGCTGCTCGGCCGAGACATGGCTGGGATCAAGCGTTCCCTCTACACACTCCTGTTCGCGCTGGCGCTCGCTGTCGTCAGCACCGCCATCGACATCGCAGTGAGGCTGACGACATGAAGCTTGACCCCCGCTGGATCGGACGCAAGAAGCGGCTGAAGGCGTATGCCCTCTCGAAGGGGATCGCCATCCCGAGCGGCTACCGCATCAACCCCTACTGCGGCTCGGCCTGCCGTGAGCTGATCAAGCGCGTTCAGCGCCACCTCTACGGCGAGGCCGGCGTCACCGGTAAGTGGAACGGCGGCCTTGACGCCGCCATCGCGCCGAAGCTCACCACTCCGCAGCGCGCTCTGAGGTTCGCGCAGGGCGAGATCGGCATCAAGGAGCATCCGCCCGGCAGCAACAGTGGGCCAAGGGTCCGCGAGTTCCAGGCGGCATCGTCGCTCGGGGGGACGGGATGGCCATGGTGTGGAGCCCTGATGGCATGGGCGTATGGCAAGGCCGGCAGGCCGCTCAAGGGCTTCAACAATGCCTACGTCCCTGACTACGTCGCGACCGCCCGTCGCAATGAGGATGGCCTGCGCGTCGTCTCCGCCGAGAGGGCCCGCCCCGGGGATCTCGTCTGCTTCGACTGGGGCGGAGACGGGACTTCAGACCACATCGGGATTCTGGAGACGCCGGTTCGCAGCGGCCGTTTCCAGAGCATCGAGGGCAACACCTCGTTCAGCAACAACTCAAACGGCGGAGAAGTGATGCGCCGGGACCGCAACGTGTCCCAGGTGCAGTGCTTCATCCGCGTCGTGTAGCAACCACCAAAGGAGCGTCACATGAAGGTCCCTGTTGGTATCTCGACGGTCGTCGCCGTCCTCACCATCGCTGCCGCCGCCATCGGCGCAGTGATTACCGGGCTTGACGGCGCAGGCACCGCCGTTCCGCTCACGCTTTCGATCATTGCCGGAGTCGTCACCAGTGTTCTCTCGGTGCTGCGCTCCTGGCAGGCCAACACGCTCGCCATCTGGTCAGACGGCGGGCCCGACGACGGCGCGCAGGCGGTCAGCGTTGAGGGCTTCCTCGCCGGGCTTGACGACTAGCCATGCGCGTCGTCCATATCTCCGAGCAGTTCGACACCGGAGATGAGTTCACGCTGATCCCCACGGGCGACTGGCACCTCGGCGCAGCAGACTGCGACGAGGCGCAGATCCGTGCGGATCTCAAGAAGCACCAGGACAACCCGAACGCCCGCCTGATCCTCATGGGCGACATCGGGGAACTCATCGGGCCCGGCGACAAGCGGTGGCACCCACAGGGCTACATGCCCCAGCGGTATGTCGACGCGATGCTTGACCCCGACGGCGGGATCCCGACCGAGACGGTCAAGCACGCCGCGGAGATCCTCGAGCCGTGGGCCGGGCGCATCTGGGGCGTGGCATCGGGCAACCATGAGATGACCATCTCCAAGAACTGCCAGCGCGATCTGATGACCGAGCTGGCGAAGGAACTCGGCGGAGGTCTGTTCAACCGACTGATCGGTTACTCCGGCTTTATCCATGTGACCTGGACCCACAAGGTTCAGAAGAAGGTCGTCGGGTCGATGAAGTTCCACATCCACCACGGCTGGCAGACCGCCGGCCGCGCGGGCTCGGGGAACCTCATCAACGGCATGGAGCGCGAGCTTGGCTACACCGATGCGGATGTCCTGCTGCGCGGCCACAGCCACGCGCCGCGCATCGCCCAGGTGATCCCGTCGCTTCGGGTCAACCGTACAGGCGTCGCTGAGTGGCCCCGGCTTGTCGCATCGACCGGCACCTACAAGGTCGGGCACATCGAGCCCAAAGCTGGCGACCACGCGCCGACGACCTACGAGACGTTCAAGAACTACCGACACAAGATGCCCGGCGCGCACCTCGGCCCGCCGGTCATCACGATCAAGCCTCGCCGGGTAGGCGAGCAGAAGGAGCGCAGCCCATGGACTCTGGAAGTGACGCTGTAGTGAGCGGGGCCGACCCGTGGCCCTTCATCCGTGAGGAGATTCCCCGGGCGTGGGTCGAGGTAAAGGCGATCTTCATGGAGCCCCAGCCGGGCTTCATGGAGTTGGCCGAGGCGCGCTTCCGCGCAGGAGAGAAGGAATACAAGGGCACCTCAGGCGAGTGGCTCAGAAAGCCGCCCGACTGGTTCGACAACGAGCGGTACCAGGAACTCTGCGATTTGGTGCTGTACACGGCCATGCGTCGGGTGCTGCACCCCGACACAGGTTTCTGATTTAAGGCTTGCGTACTCGCATCGCGAGGCGTATGACTACCTGTCCTTTCATACTGCAACTGGAGGGACACATGTCATGGCCCGAACTGAACCAACCTTCGACGCCCCCCCCCCTCGATTTACAGGCGGCTGAAGTTCGTCGGGTGATCCGCGAGATGCGACGGTCCGCCCGCAGGCTCGGACCGTGCGCTACTTCTTCTTGGCTGACCGCGGCGGCGGAGTCTGCCGCCCGGGAGCTTTGCCGATGGGAGTCTCAAGAGCTGACTTCATCGCCGCCGCCGACCTAGTTGCCGGCGCGGGGTCATCGGTGATCCCCACCAGGTAGTCGATGGAGACGTCCAGCACCATCGCAAGGCGCGACAGCGTCTCTACCGATGGGAAGGACTGGCCCTGCTGGATCCGGCACATGGACGCTGATGTCACGTTGGCGATCTGCGCCAGCGCCTTCTGCTGCGTCGTGCCACTGAGGCCGTAGAGCCTCTCTAAGAACTTGGTCCGGTCGATCAGCGATTCGTCGCTCATGGTCGTCACGCTGCTCCGTGTCATTGGTGGTGTGGTGCGACCATACGCACGCGCAACGGCAAGCGCAATGCGACAAGTGACCCGATGACGAGAATCTGAGACAACCTGTCCCCTTACTAGCCATAAGTATAGGTTGTCGCTCGTAGCGAGGAAATCTTTCTTGCGCGCCCCCCGTCCGTATAGGTGCCGTCCGACCCCGTGGTTAGGTTTACGCAAACGCATACGCAGACACATGGGAACAAGGAAGGCACTATGAGACAGCCGGTGGTTGTGACACCTGAGCAGATGCCGCAGCTAGTGGAGTGGGTCAGCGACTTCGGCCTGGACATGCTCAAGACCGCGTTCCGGTATCGGGACGAGATGAGTTCGGAGGCTCGCGGGGCCTTCGACAGCAACGTCAAGAACTTCACGGCGAAGGTCGGTGAGTTCTACCCAATCGAGGATCTCATCGCGGCTGCGATGGAAGAGGGGTCCGACGATGAGTCGTAATCGCGTCGACGCCGCAGCGACGGTGTTCTTCGTCGGGGCATTCCTCGCCGTGATCACCGTCGCCCTGTACTACGCGGTCGACTCCGCGTTTGGTGGCCTCTGATGCCGCCGCGTACCGCAGTCCAGAAGAAGGGCGGCAAGCGCCGCTACGTCCGCGTCGTGGACGGGGTCCCGACCGAACACATCAACGTGACCGGTTGCACCCGCTACTGGGGCCAGATGAGTTGGGCCATCCCCTACGGCGCGAAGACCGTCAGCGAGAAGTTCCGCGCTGGCAAGGAGAGCGGGATCCTTGACGCGCTGTATGACGCCGACCCTGAGTCGGCCGTGCAGTGGCTCAAGAAGGCCCCGTATGAAGACCGTGACGCCGCCGGCGCCAAGGGCACGAAGGTGCATCAGGCGTTTGAGGAGTACCTCAAGGCGGGCACCGTGCCGGAGATCGACGACCTCGACGTCGCGAAGATGGTCGATGACCTGGTCGACATGTGCGGCGTCTACGGCATCGAGTGGGAGCGGTCTGAGCAGACCGTCTTCAACTCCGAGGTCGGCTACGCCGGGACCATGGACGGGATCATCACGATCCAGTTCCCCGGCGAGACGGAGCGCCGCCGCTGTGTGGCGGACATCAAGACCAGCCGGAGCGCCAACAAGGCTGAGTACGCACTCCAGCTTGCGGCGCTGAAGTACGGCGCGACCATCGTGCATGACGACGGCTCCGAGGAGCCCATGCCCGAGACGGATGAGATCGGCGTGATCCTCTGGGTTCGCCCTGAGCAGGATCCGCAGATTCTCCCCGCCGTGCTGGACGACACGACGTTCCAGCACTTCAAGTTCTGCGTGGCGATGGCCTACGCGGAGAAGGTTGCCGACGACCGGGTGCTGTTCCTGCCCCCGCTTGGCGACCCCACTGACGACACCAAGCTCCTCACGGAGCGGGAGGTAAGTAGCAATGAGTGATGTGATCATCAGCGACGACGTTCTCGCCGGCCTTCGCGCCGAGGCGAGCAGCAAGGGTGGCGGAGGAGACTGGGTCCGCCTCCAGGCCAAGGGCGAGTGGGTATCCGGCGTGGTCGTGGACCGCGGCATGGAGGAGGCCCCCTTCGGTGAGGTGGAGACACTGATCCTCAAGGGCGTCCGCACCCACGACGAGGACTACGACGCCGACCGCGAGATCGAGTTCCGCCTGGCGTCGACCGTTCTCCAGCGCGAGATGGGCGAGCAGGCTGAGGACGGCGGCGCGAAGCCGGGGCTCCTGATCTTCGTGGAATGCACGGGCGAGCGGATGTCCAAGGCCGGCCGCGCCTACCTCGGGTTCAAGTGCGTGAAGATGGACCCGAAGTCCGCTGACAAGGCGGGCAAGGAGGCGGCGAAGGCCGCGCCCAAGCCGAAGCGCAAGCCGGAGGACGTCCTCAAGGAGGACTTCGGCGGCGAAGAGGCGCCCTTCTAGAGGAATGCCTGTCGCCGGGATCGGGTGGTCCGAGGAGCGGACGGCCACGGGAGCGCGCAAGCGCCGTCGCCGTAGCCGCGGACGCCCGGTCCCCGGCGGTGGGTGCGCCTGCTGCCAGGACCGCAGACGGATCCTTGAGCGGTGGGTGCTGGAGGACCGGTACGGCCCGTATGTCTGGGTCGTGTGTCGATGGTGCGACGAGGAGTGAAGTGGTGGAGAAGATGGTTTCGGTGGGCGAGGCAGCCGAGGTTGTTGGCGTCCACCCAAAGACGCTCGGGCGACTGATCCGAAACGGCGAGGTTCCTGCCGTGCGCGTCGGCCGGCAGTGGCGCATCCGCCTGTCCGACCTCGAGCCGGGCTACCAAGCCCCGAGGAAGGCCGCCGCGAAGCGCGAGCCGACTGGCACGTTCACGCGGATCGCAGCCGAGCTTCCGTAAACAGATGCGCGTAGTGATCAAGAGTCACCTTGGGCGAGTGCCCGAGCCACGACGCGACGGTCATGAGGTCGTGCCCGTCCGCGATCCATTGGCTGGCCGCCGTGTGCCTGAGGTCGTAGGGCACGCCCGTGAGGCCGAGCGTGGTGCGGGCCGGGGACCAGACCTTGCGCGTCCACATCTGCCAGTTGAGGTACTTGCCCCTGAGCGGCGGCGCGACCAGGTCGTACTGGTTTCGGCCCTCGGGTCCATACTTGGCGATGGCCTTCTTGAGCAGCGGGTCGGTTGGGATCGCCCGCTGGTGGACGCCCTTCGCCAGTTTCTGAGCCCCGTACTGCACGGAGCGCCAGACGCGTACCGACTCACCGATGTCACGCCATTCAAGGGCCACCACCTCGGCGGGGCGCAGACCGGCGTAGGCCATGACGGCCACGATGAGGCGGTCACGGTCGGTCGGCATGGCCGCGATGATCTTGGCGACGGTCTTCCGGTCCCATGCGCGTCGGTCGGTCGGGGGCTCGGGCACCTTGCCGAGCAGCCTGACCGGGTTCCCGGGGATGAGCCCGTCGGACTCGGCAACTCCGAGCGCGGCGGACAGGACCCGCGTGGCGTTGTTGGTGTTGACCGGCGGCGAGCCGTCACGCACGATCTCCGCGCGCCACTCCCTGACCCGGGCCCGACCCAGCTCGCGCAAGGGAACGTGCCCGATGTAGGGATCTATCCACTTGTCCATGAGGGACGCCCGGCTGGTGCGCGTGGTCTTGGCCCACGCCACGCCGCTGGTGCGGACCCACTGGATCAGCCAGTCATGCAGCGGCATGTCCGACGGCTCGGTCGGAGCGAATGCCCCGAGCCGCCGGCGACGGAGCATCTCGCCCTCATGGGCCTTGGCTTCGTCTTCCGAACGGAATGTTCGCGACCGGTTCCTGGTGCCCTCGCGCCAGCGAACCTCGAAGCTTGTCCCGCCCTTCCCCTCACGGCGATGTATCGACATGAGCAGGAAGGTACCCCAAGGAACAGAAGGATGTACGGATCCGTTCGCAACTGGGGAAATCAGGTTGATGGTCTAACTAGGAGGGAAATCCTTGTTTAGCAGGCGATTCAAGAAAAGCGGGCGACCGGACTCGAACCGGCGACCGTCAGCTTGGGAATCTGTTTCTGGGCAGCGTCGCCCTGTTCCCAACGGTACCCGATCCTCCCGTCGCACGGGGCGATCCGGCCATTCCGTCATCCGTCGTGGTCCCTTCGTGTTCCTCTCTGCGGCGGGCCTCATGTTCGGAATCGGTTCGCAGATCGGCGTGGCAGGTTCATGGTCTAAGGCTTACGCAACTACATGTGCAAAGCATCAGGCACAGGAGAAGCGCGCCTGCGTCAAGCAGGCCAAGCGTGACGCCGTCCGCTGGCCCGCGTACCCCGTCACCACGACGGACCTCACTCGCCGTGACGTAGCGATCTCACGCTGGGTGAACCTCGGCCGCTGCGAGGCGGGCCACGGCTCGGGCTACGGCGGCGTGCGTTGGAACACCCCGAGCGGCTGGCGGTATCAGGGCGGCCTTGGCATGTACGACCGCAGCCACGCCTCCACCAGCCACCCCTACGGGTATGACGCCGGGCAGTGGAACTGGCAGACCCAGGTTCTTGTCGGCCAGAGGCTGATGGAGAAGTACGGGATCACTGCGTGGTCCGCATGGAGGTGCTGGTGAATGCCTCCCCACCCCTCACAGCCGGATCTCTTTTCTCAGGCGTCGGTGGCATGGACATCGGGCTCGAGTGGGCCGGGTTCCAGCACAAGTTCTTCGCTGAGATCGATCCCTACTGCCGAGCAGTCCTTGAGGCACGGTTCCCCGGCGTCCCTGTCTACGAAGACGTCAAGCTCGTCGACGCCGACGCGGGCTACGTCGACCTCCTCTGCGGAGGCTTCCCCTGCCAGGACCTCAGTGTCGCCGGCAAGCGAGCCGGGCTCGCAGGCGAGCGCAGCGGACTCTTCTTCGAGTTCATGCGAATCGTTGACGCTCTTCGTCCCCGAGCCATCCTCATTGAGAACGTCGAAGGGCTCTACAGCTCTGGAAGCCCTAAAGGCGCAGACTTCGGGGTCGTCCTCGACTCGCTGGCCGAACGCAGGTATCTGGCGTCGTGGCGAACTCTTGACGCGCAGCACTTCGGGGTGCCACAGCGAAGGCGACGCGTGTTCGTGTGCGCCATCGCTGACGGAGATCCTCGAGCCGAACGCATCGGAGAAGTACTCGCTGTCGCAGAAGGCAGCGGCGGGGATTCTTCGACGAGCGACCCGGCGTGGCCGCTCTCTGCCGCCGCAGCTGGACGAGACGCTGAGGGCGGTGGCGGGCGAGTCGTCGGAGCCCTCACAGGACGCAACGTGACGCGCCTTGACGATCAGTGCGTCGGCGGCGGACACATCGTCCCGGCCATCACGCGCAAGTGGGCCAAGGGTTCCGGCGGGCCGGCGGGCGATGAGCATCAGAACCTAGTGTGGCCGGGGATCGATGGCGACGTTATCCGCACCGGCAAGAACGCCGAGGTCATCAAGCGGACCGGCGACGACACCTACTACATCGAAGACGTAGAGCGTGGACCCGTGAAGGCGGGGGGAGCGGGCGGTGGTCCGCCGCGTAGCGACCGGCTTCCGCTGATCACCTACCGCAAGTCCCGCCGCGCCCAGAGCGCTGAGGACTCAGAGTCGTGGGTCGATGACGGCAT